ATAACGACGCTCTTTATAGGCAGCATCTTTTAAATATACATCAGCCTGTGCTGTACGTGCCTCGCCAAGTGAGCCGTAAATATCATCAATCTCTTTATATTGCCTAGCAATTTCCTTATTAGCAGCCAAAATTTCTTTAGAATCTGGAGTAAGAGTATGTATGGAACCTTTAGCCTTAGTAATAGCAGATTTAGCATTAGCAATTTGGGCGCCATACTTGGCAGTTCCTTCAGGTAAAGATTCTAAAAATTGCACCCTACGTTCTAAAGAGGCAATAGTGGGAACCTTGGACATTTTAGCAAATGGCCTAACTGCATCACGCAGTTCAAACTCAATATCATCAACTAATTTAGATGCAGCCTTTAAGTCAGCCAAAATTAAAGGTCGATTATCTTTAAGAGTTTTAGGAGATAATTTAACCGCATATTTTTCTGGTTCTAAATATAATGCTGCGTGGGCAGTTAAATTGTCAAGTAAGTTTACTGCTTCATTTAATTGATTTGTTAAATCATTAACTGCCTTATCAACCGCTTTGAATTCTTTTTTATTTAAAACCTTATTTGCTGTACCTAAGACTCTTTGTTTGTTGTTAAACAAGAAGTTTTTGCTCATAGTGGGAACGCCATCTATAACAGCCTTGTTTCCAAATGCCATCATAGAACTAAGTGATGGTTCAAATAAAGAGTTTTTTGGAATATAGGTTAAGCGACCAAGTGCGCCTATAGTCCAATATTTATTAAATGTTTCATAAAAAAACTTAATTGCATCATTAGTTTGGTCTAATGCTTTTTTAGATTTGCTTTTTTGTATAGCGGTATTAAGTTCTCTCTCAATTATGCCCCAAGGAACCATACGTCGACTTTCAATTAATTGACGTTGAGTTTGTGGGTTAACAAGAATGCGTTCGCTTTGTGCATCCATTCCGTAACCTTTTTGGGCTATAGAATTGGTTGCACCAAATATTTGATTTTTTATTTCTGTAGTAAAAGATTTTATTGCACCAGCGTCAGAAAAGCCTTTTGTGTAACCAATGATTAAACCCATTTGGTCGTCTAATTTATCAAGGATATTATTACGCTCTATATTTGTTTTTGCATTAACAAACTCGGATTTGATTTGAGTCCTATACTCACCAGCACTTATTGAATCCCTAGGTGTAATTTTTATTAAATTTGAACCATTGCGGAATAAATCAATATCATCAAACCAAGCATCAATTTCTTTTAATCCATCAAGTGGACGAGCGCCCGAATAGGTAACAAATCCCAGAGGTTTTTCGGTGCCAACAAATCTAACAATTTTTGTAATAGGACCATTTAAAGAACGACCAAGAATTCTTTCTTCAATTCCGCCCATTTTGGTAAAATCTCTAGTTATGGAGGCGGTTTTTAAATCTTGGAATTTCTCACGAGTTTTAATAAATGTGCCTCTACCAACAATTGGCTCCATTGGTACATAGTCTCTTCCAAACATAGTTGGAGTACCAGTTTTGGAGTCAAGCAAGGCATCTTTAATAAATTGATATTCAGGCACTTTGGCGATTGCATCATCAAATGCTGCATTTAAGCGAGTCCAAGCCTCATCTGAAAACTCTAATGGCTTGCCTTCTTCAATTCTTCTTGCACGAAATACAGAGTTCATATCTGCAATTTCATAAAGGTCTGCAGGAACATTTTTAGATAATCTATCTAATGCTGGCAGGTATCCCTTGTCGGCAAGAATTAAATCTTTAACTGTATTTGGGTCTGTTGCTCTTTGGATGGGACCATAAAGATTAATGTTATTTGTATATTTGTTAAGTATTGTGGATACTTCTTCTATATCTGAAGTACTTGCTAACTTATTAATATCATTTCCAATTGTGGTTTGACGACCAGATGCTGCGCTACTTTGGCTATATAGAATGCCATCGTCAATGTCTTTTTCAATCTTACTAAAGTTATTCGCCTTGGTTGTTAAACCAGCCTTGCGAGCACCCAAGTAGCCACTTTTAGCAGCGAGGCCAAATGCACCGCTAATCGCTAAATTGGATACTGCAAAATCTACTGTTCCAGTAAAATATTTACCAACTGTATTATCAACAAATGCTCTTTGAATATCATCATCATTCCACAAATTAATTTCGTCTAAATTAATTCCGCCCTTATCAAATACAAGATTGGTAATTTCTTTGATTGGATTTAGGTCTGATTTAGTTAATGCTTGTCCAAGGCTAACTTCTTCAGAGCGGTTATAAGCCTCTGTAATATCTGATAATTGAAATCCTTTAGTAAATTCATCTGAATACAAAGGTGAATCAAGGTCCGTGAGTAATGCTGCGGAAGCAATTGGTCGGGTAATATATGGAGATATAACTTCGTCGTGAAGTTTTACTCCAGCCTGTAATACTAAGTCATTGCTGGTTGCCTGGTTCTTTACTGAATACTTTAAATTTTCTTTAACAATTGCTTGCGCTTCTTTTTCTAAACCCAGAGCACTTAATTGTCTACTAGTTCCAATATCAACACCAGCGGAAATGGCAATGTTTGAAATAGCCTGAGAAGGTGAGGCTAGGTTACCAGTAAATGTACCTATAAAAGTTTCAGGAATCTTGGCAATTGCACCACCAACAGGTTTGGCGATATTGTCTAGGAAACTACTCCATAATGACATTATATCTCCTTAAATTCTTTTACGTTTAGGGGTGCTACCTTGAGGTTGTTCTTGCGTGATTGCTTCTATAAAAGCATCTCTATCATCTACTGAGTCCCAAGGGATTAATGATAGTTTAACTATTATTCCTAGATTTTGATAACCTAAAGAATTTGCAAATTTATCTACATTGTCAAAAATACTACCAGAAATAAATGCACTCATTGCATCTCTTTGATAATATAATTCAAAAATTGTTTATATGAATCTGGTGCGTCAGGGTCTTGACCAGCAGCAAGAAGTGATGGACCATATTTGTTTATGATTGCTTTGTTTTCAATTAATCTTTCATCATTGCGAAGCGAGGCTGGTAATACACTTTCTCCTGCGCCACGTCCAAAGTTTACGCCAGCGGATTGTGGCTCCATTGGTCGTTGAGTATCATCTAATAAAGTTCTGATAGCACCCATATCAAGTGCTGGTGTTCCTTCTGCTTTTGCCAATTTTGCTCCACCTTGTTGCGCCATAGTTTCTACTCCAGTAGAACCTAAACTTTTCATATCTGGTATATACATATTTGGTTGACCATCTTTAGAGCCTGCGCCACCATTTGCCGACACACCAAATTTATTTTGTGGAGAGTCTGGTCGGTTACCACCACTGTTTTCGTTGCCAGCCACTGTGCCTCCTACTTAATTTTCTTTGGTTGCTCTTTTGATATATAAGGGCCTGCAGTAAATGCAGTTAATTTAGATGCAATTTCCATTGCCTCGTAAGCGTCGGCTCCCGCATATATTGCACCCAGTGCATATGCTGCTCCCGAACCTGCAGCGTATACTCCATCTGCAGATTTACTTATAGATAACTCTTGGTCAACATCAAAGATTTCTCCACCAACAGCCATTATAAATTGAAATCTAGTTTCTTTTGTATCTTCATCAAAATTGTAGCCATTATCTGTCATACATTTACGAAGAGATGGCATTGCCTTTATAATCATAAAACGATAAAGGTTTTCTCTGTCTTGCTTTGTAGGAACTGGTGACTCCCAAATATGTTGCGCTATATCACAGGCTAATGTTTCACCAGAACCTGCAATTAAAAACGAACCATTCTCGGTAATTTTTTTAACTTCAGGATGAGAATAAATTTTACCATCAGCATCAGTTGTCTGACTATCAGCAACTAAAAAACATTTATCCTTGTGCTCTATTCCAATTATAGTTGTCATTGTCCCCCACCTAGTTAACCTCTGGTTACGACTCTTGCGCCTGCTTTACCAGATGCGGTAAGGCTTGAAAGAATTGTTTGAATATCTGGTGCTTCTTCCTGTGGTGGAAGAGCGCCTCCTACTGGCGAGGCTTCGGGAGCAGGGGACGTTTGCTCAACCATCTGTGCCTGACCAGCAGGAGGAACCTGTGGTTGTGCAGGAGCAGGTGCTGGTGCAAATACCTCAGCAATTGCTTCCTCTATTGTCGTCCCTTTTTGTCTTAGTTTAATTACGTTTGCAATCTTCTTTACAATGTCACTTGGGTCTTGACCCTGTGCTGCCATACCAGGAATTGCTTGGCTGTATGCTTGAATTGAAGATAACAACGATTGACGCATATTTTCAATTTCAATCTTCTCTTGTTCTTGTCCAACGTTAACAGAGAATGGCATTTCACGCATAGCCATATCCTTAGAGATAAGTCCGCCACCTAGTGCTTGTAGCATAAAGATTAATCCCTGGGCAGGATTTAAACCTGCAAGCATTCCATATCGAACATCGGCTGAGTAGTCGCCCTTGATGTCTTTTGATGGTTCGTAGGTAATCTCATATGGAGAGCCAGAATCTACGCCACGTATAGTTTTGGAGCCAGGGAATACTTTTTCGTCCACCTCAAAACAGATACTGATTACTTCACGAAGGGCTGATGCAAAGATTGCTTGTGCTGATTTAATCTGTGTATCAAATGCACCCATCAAAGCCTGTACGCCCTGACCAGTTACAATTGAAGCATCAATGTTTCCTGTACGAGATTCAGGATAACGTGAGCCTACACGAAGTTCTTGATTTAATATTGTTTGCTCTGTGAATGCACCTTGTGGAAGAGTAAGTTCTACACGACGTACACCCGCTGGATTGGCTGTGCGGATAATCGCATCGCCACCAAGTTGTAATTCATTTACATCGCTAGGAAGTACGATTGGAGACTGCACAGATTTCTCTGCTGCTTCCATTGCAAGCATAGCAAAACGATTACGAAGCAGTTGAATACCAAGTACATCATCAAACTGTCCACGAATATCATCGTCAACGTTTGGGCGCTTAGCAACTACAATCATTAATTTACCAATTGGGTTATTGGCTTTTGATAAAACTAAGTTATCACGACGTGGTATATAAATGACCGATTGGTCTTTATCGTAATAACGTATAATCTCAATCAATCCATTTAGGTCTTGGTCATAGCCCATAGGTCCAAGCAGTTGACGCTCATACTCTGGGAACTGTGCACACAATTCACCTAATGTTAGAGAATATAACTTAGCAAATGCAATGCAGCGCCCATAGCGGTCAAATTCGGGATAAGCCATCCTAGAGTTTTCTATGCGGATGCGAGGCATTTGGTTTTCTTCGTCGAGTTCAATTACGAACACAGCGAAACCATAAGTTATATATCTATCTGCTCCTGAGTACATTTGTACCGCAAGGTCAGAATGGTTAAAATAATTAGAAGCGACACGAGTGCGCTTATCAGCAAAAGCACGGGCACGGTCAGAAACAGAATTCGCCGCAGAACAGTTGACTGCTGGCAGAGGTGCCATAACCTCGGAAAGGTCCCTAGCAACAATATCAATAAAATTTGCAACGACATTTACATCTACGCCCTCTGGAAAAAAGTCAGGATAAACGTCGGCAATTTTGCCTTGACGTACAGCAAGTACATCTCCAGCACGAGCATCACGCTCTGATGCACGATACTTGAGTGACTCAACTCGTGCAGCGATTTGTCTAATGTCTAAAGCCATTTATTTCCTAACTGTATGTTTCAGCCCATTGTTCTGCGAAGGCTTCATTTAAGTCGATTGAGTGTCTTTGTTGTCTTTGTGCTTTAGTTGCCCAACGATTATTAGCGAACTTAGAAGCGGTTGAAGTTTGTTGCATTAATTCTCTTACCTTGATAATAGCAAACCACAAAGCCATTACGGTATCTGTAGGGTTTTTAGTATCTGGCTTCCAAGTAATTAATTGTTGAACTAATGTCTTAAGACCTTCTGAGCCTTCATTAGAAGGAAGTTCAATAACATTGTTATCTTGAAACCGTGAGTCACGGGTATTACCAAACAGCATAGCCATAGAGGCCACACCGAAGGATGCGTCCCATTTATTCTTACCAGTAAAGTGTGAGTTGAGTTGGCAACCGTATTGGCCTAGCCAGTTTCTCAAATCATCATCCAAGGCGTAAGCCTTCTGGTGTGCGTTGATTTCAATTCTTATCTCTTGGGGTTTGTACTTTATAACCCACTCTTCGATAAGGTCTCTGATTCTTTGTGGAGTAGTGTCGGTCATATTGACACAATCCAAAATATAAATTTTTCCGTCAGTGCGATTGTAAGTAATTACTACCGCTCCTGTGGCTCCTGCCATCGCTGGGTCGAGGCCAATAACTGTATATGCAGATTCAATATGCTTCGGATGTCCTGGGACTCCAGGCTTGAGAGGTCCTCGTTTTCGCATTCCATTAACGCTACCTGCGACACAGGTCGGCGAAAATATGGAGTTCTCGACAACATCTTCTTGCTGATATACCATCGCCCAAACGGACGGGGTAACTTCTGAGCGCCTTGTGAATAAGGCTGGTCCATCCCACTTTGCATATAATCCATCTTCGCCTGGCTCGTCAATTTCAATTTCTGGTCTATCGGTTTTTGGCCAAAGCGTTTTCCAATTTTCTGGCTCTTCGTCAAACTCTAAAACTGCAGGACAAGCAAAGTAGGTAAATGGAGATTTACCACCTGTCCATTGCGAACCGTCCCGTAGCATCTTGTATAAATCAATTGGGGCAACACGGGTTCCTACAATGAGTAACTTGCCGTGTCGTCCCAAACGGGTGATGACTTCTTTTTGAAGCCATTCAATTTGCTTCTCCCACTCGTGGGCATTTGCATTCATCACCACATCGTCTAAAACGATTAAGTCGGCACGAGCACCGTAAATCTGAGAACCGATACCTAGGGCCTGCACCGTAGGGTCCTTCTCGCCAGAGTCACGTCCTGTGCCTAGATAAATCATATCTGCTGACCATTGGGTAGCGTCAGACTTGTATCCACCATTAGGACCAAATGCGGTATGCAACTTGGTAAAGTTTGGGTGGGTCAATCTGTCCTTGATTTGTCCCAAAAATTTTCGAGCCATACTCTGAGTTTTAGAAACTATGATAACTCGTGAGTTAGGATTGGTTACGATTTTCCAAGTTACATAATTTGAAGTTATGGTTGTGGACTTGGCGTGCTCAGGTGGCACATTGATTAGGATGCGCTTGTCTGAGGCTTTCTCGTAAACCATCGAGGGGTGAATCCAAGATGGGTCCTTACCCTCTATCAACTCAATCCAATTTTTCTGGTGAGGGAATATCTGGGTATCTAAGAACTGACTACAGAAATCTTCGTAGGTGATGTCCTTTAGGTTGGCTAGGTCGGCCTTGAAGCCTTTACCTGCTAGACGGGCTTTGTCAGATGCTTCCTTGAACTCAGGGTCCTGCATCGACCATTGGCGGAAGGTGACATCGTTTCGTCCTACCGCTGACATAGCGTTGGTAATTGTGGAGCCTTGTTCCAATAGGGCTAGAACCTTCTTCTGAGCCTCGCCCTTTGGGATATTTTGTACCCCTGGTTTTCTGCCCATTTGGTTGCCCTCTGTGTCCCTTTTAAATCGGTATAATAACGGTCCCTAAAAACGGTAGACCTCTGCTATATATTATATTATTATTATATATATTAGGAGTTGCCGTAGAGCAAACGGAGGCAACTCCGTTAAGATAATATATATTATCTTTACATATATAGATAACCTGTTTTTTTCTTAAAACCGAACAGATAATCCTAATTATTTTATATAATGTCCGAATTATCCATATATTAGGGCGAATATAACAGAAAAATTTAGGGTAAGTATATATATATTATAGTAAGCAAATTAAATAACCCTAGGGTCAAATGGCAAACCTAACGGTTTGGAAAAAGTCTAACCCTTTAGTTGAGGTTTAGGGTTATCTTTTTTGTCTTAAGACTTAATAAAAGGATTTTACCAAGGGATAAAATAAATTTATTTGGATTGATTTAAGGCTGGACTATCCCCCCTCCAGAATTTGCGGGG